TGTACGATTGCCGCCACCATCTCGCAAGTCGTTAACCTGTTTGGAAACGCCCTTCATGGCGTCTTCAAGGCTGCTGTAACTTTTGATGGCGGCGGCAACAGGAGCCAGAACAGCCGCACCAGTTGCGGCGGTCTTCATGCCTCCGCCCATCATTTTGCTGCCCGTTTCCTGCGCCCGCGAGTAACGAGCTTGCGCCTGCGTAACGCTGGCTAACCGGCGTTGCTGCTCTGCCAACTGGCGGTTGTAAAGTTCGGTGCGTTGCCGGATTTGATCGGTTGCCCGGCTACTGCTGTTAATCGCGATACCTTCGCGATAAAACGCCGCACGGAGCTGATTGAGTTGGTTTTGTTCACCCTGCTGCTGTTGGATTAGCTGCCGGATGGCTGCGCGCTGCTGGTTGAGAGCCGTGACTTGTTCAGCGCTGCGCTGGCGTAACGGCCCAAATTCTGCCGCCATTTCGCGCGCTTTTGCTTTGGCTTCTGCCAGTGAATTAGTGGTTTTTTTATTGGCGGCGGTGATCCGGTCAAAGCTTGATGCTGAGCGCTCAAGCCCTTTGATGCTGGATTTAGTCTGATTGATCTGAGAAGCCAACGCGGCGGCACTTTGGCGCGCCGCGTTAACCGGGTTTGACATGTTATTAAGGGCGCTGAAAGCTACCTTGATGCTTAAATTGCGGTCTGCCATTTAGTGATCTCCGCCACTGCGCGCGGCGGCTTGATCACGCCATAACAGAAGTTCCTCTACCGTCATGGCGTCCATCTCCGCTGGTCGCCAGTGGAAAATGACGGCGATATCCGCCATTAAGTTTTCTATGCGTTCGCAGGGGCATTTGATGATGCGTTGCCCGTATCCGTCTCGCTCTGATCCGAAGGAGGCTGCAAAAAATCAACCACCGCATTGGCAAGTTGGCAAAAATCCCACGTATCCATGCGTGCGATTTCGTCAGCGGTTAATGCCGGAGCAGTGACGCGCGGTAGCAGAACAATCAGCGCATCATAGTTTGAAGTCAGGACGTCATAGACTTTCAAACCACGAAGCGATCCGGCCTGCTTTAATACTGACGTGATCGTGATTTCAGTGATCTCTGTCTTGCCGCGAACGATTGGCGTAGTGAGCTGGACGTCTTCTTTTTGGGTTGCTTTGGTCATGGTGCGTTAATTCCTTATAAGCCAATGTTAGCGCGGTGTTTTTCCATCATGTCAGCGCCGCCAACTTTGTAGATCATATTGAGAACATCAACTTCAATAATTTCTTCACCGTTGATGGTCAGCTTGTAATAGGTATTTTTCAGGGTGTACTTATGAGAAGTATCATCCCCGGTTTTAGACGTGCCGGGATCCATCTCTGTGAAGCGCCCGCGCGTCTGGATTTCAACGGGTACCGCTTCGCCGGTTGAATCATCCTGGTAAGAACCGGCATAACGGGTCTGCATACCATCGGCAGTCGCAATACCCCATTTTTTGATCAGTCCGGCATCAATACCACCCAGAGTGATATCCATATCCAGCGCACCGGCATCAAAACCGAGATCGACGGCAACAGAGCCAGGCATACCACCGGCCTGATAATCCTCTGTCTTCCGGGTTAACTTCGCCGGGGTGATCTCCGGCACCATGCCGAAATAGTTATCCCCGTCAAAGAACATGTTGAAGTATTTGAGTTTTCTAGGCAGAGCCATATACGCCCCCGGTTAGTTATTCACTGCGCTGGAAAACGTAGCGAAGTATTCATCAGTAAACTCCTGCACCAGGCTGAGATTTTCCAGCGGTGGAACAGGCGTGTAGTTGTATTTGATGGTGAGCTGCCCGTTGCGCAGCGTTTCGCTGGTATTCGGTTCAGGATCGTACCAACAGCGTGCGCCCAGCAATTTGCCAGCGGTCACATAGGACGTCAGTTTACGGTTGATACCGTCAACGATATCTTTCACCAAGGACGGGGTGAGCGGCTTATCAATATAGGAGAAGTGAGCTTCTGCCACGGTATCCGCCACAATTTGAGCGGTACGGGTATAGCTCTCAAAGATGTAGGTTTCTTCGTCGCAGGTACGCGATCCCCAGATGCGAAAGCCGTCCTGTTTGATCAGGGTGGTGACGCCTGCCGCGTTCAGCTCGTCCGCATCGGTGTCGGTGCCCTGTAATGTGAAATAGATATCGCGATCCATCCCCAGCACGTTATTTACCGGCACGTTAGAAATAGTTTTGTGCCACCCCTGCGTTGCGTCGATTTTGGCGCGCATCCCTACCGCATGAGCACCCACCGGCACGGTGGCGTTTACCCCTGCGTTGGTGTCGTAGCAGATGAAGTTAGGCCAGATAACCATCATTTCACGCTGGGCAAAATTCTCGCGGTACTCCTTCGCCTCCGCGATGGTGTTACAGTCATTTGCGGACACGTAAGCAAAGGCACGCAGCTTCTCAGCGATAACGCCGAGTTGTGCCGCCACTGGCTGAGTATCAAGGCCAGGAACAGCCAGCACTCGCGGACGCACACCAACGCGCATTTCAGCCGATAAAAGCGCATACATGCCGGTAAACAAACCGGTAGTTGGGTCAGTACCGCCAATAACAAGCTGATCCTGTGTTGGAGAGGTTTTCCCCTCGACCGGTGGGATTTTTGATGCATCAGCGACGCGGATCACAATGGTCTGCGGGCTGGCCTGGTCTGAAATAGCTTTCAGGGTGGTAAACAGGGTGCCGGTTTTGCCTGCCTTGCCCAGCATGTTAGCCACGCGGGTAATGAGTACAGGGGTATCCAGCGGGAAAGCGTCTTCATCTGCATCGTCAGCAATACAAACGACGCCGATAACCGCCGAATCTATATCGGTGATCATCGTGCTTAGATCGGTGGTTTCTGTGACGGTTACGCCATGATGGTAATTTGTGGCCATGTAGTTGCCTCGCCAGTCAATGATTGCCACTTATCATTGCGACAATTGCCAGCCTGTGCGAGGCGTTAACATTGTCAGCAGACCGCAACAACAGCCCCGCGTTGTCTGTACGCGCGCGTGTGGCGACGATGTTACCCTCACTACTGAGGGAAACATGATGTTAGATGATGATGCGCGATATTCTCCCCGCCCGGCGTTCAGTATTCAAATTGAGGGTAAGCAACTCACGGCACTGGATGACCGTTTGATCTCGTTGTCGCTGACGGATAACCGGGGATTTGAGGCGGATACGCTTGATCTCACCCTGGACGATTCAGACGGACAGATCGTTATGCCATCGCGCGGCGCGAAGATTTCCGTTTCATTGGGCTGGGATAATGACCCGCTGGTATTTAAAGGGCTGTATACCGTGGACGAGGTTGCACACCGTGGCCCGCCTGACCAGCTCACAATAAGCGCCCGCAGCGCAGACTTTCGCGACACGTTCAACGTGAAGCGTGAATACTCCTGGCATGATATTTCCGTTGGCGACGTAGTTGCCAGCATCGCCAGCCGGTACGACCTGCGCGCCGGGGTGAGCGAAGAGCTGGCGAAGCTTGACATCGACCACGCAGACCAAACCAGTGAATCAGATATCAGCTTTCTCACCAGAATGGCGGATATGCTTGGGGCGGTTGCCACCGTCAAAAATGGCATGTTGCTTTTCATCACTCCAGGGCAGGGGTTAACCCAGAGCGGTAAGCCACTACCGGCAATCAGCATTGTGCGGGCAAGCGGCGACAAGCACAGCTTTAGTATTGCCGATCGTGATGCGTATACCGGTGTTACTGCTTACTGGCTGGATCTGAACTTCGGGAAAAAGCCCGCCACCACGGTACAGACAAACACCCGCAGACGCCGCAGGACAACGAAGCCGAAGAAAGCCAAAGAACCGGCCTCAAGCAGCAAGGAAGGGGATTACATGGCAGGCGCGGAAGGTAACGTATTTGTGATCCGCAAAACGTTTAAAACAGATAAGGCTGCGAAGCGGGCGGCGGCGGCGAAGTGGAGCCAGTTACAACGTGGCGCGGCGTCATTCTCCATCACGTTGGCGCGGGGCCGGGCGGATTTGTACCCTGAGCAACCGGCAAGCGTATCGGGCTTTAAGTCCACGATTGATAACGGTTATTGGACAATTACCCGTTGTGTACATGATATCGGTAGCGGTGGTTTCACTACTTCTCTGGAACTGGAGGTGAAGATCGACGAGTGGACGGCTGAGGCGGGTGACGAGTCAGCGGATTAAGCGTTATACTTGACGTGATATTAACCAGTCCAGAGGAGGCCCGCATATGGCAATGCGCTGTCCTCGCTGCCGTGCAATCGCAAAAACTCGTACCAGTGTTGAGTTGAGCGTATTAGTGCGGCGCAGTTACCACCAATGTCAAAACATGTTATGCGGTTATTGTTTTACCAGCATGACGGAAATTGACGGATCATTAAACCAGACCCAGCCCGCCCCCGGCGCACTAGTTCCGCAAGATGTTTTCCCGCGAAGTCATCACGGCGAAGATCAGTTAAGTTTGGTGTTATAGCGAAGTGAGAGCGCCCTTTATGGGCGCTCAATCAGTGAAATTATTTATTGTTTATGGCTACAAATCTGCTTTTTTGAAGCTTCTCATTTAAGAATTTATCTCCCTCATCTCCAGCTTTTTTTGCCCATTCATCGCAACTTTTATCACCACCGTTGAATACAAAACCTTTGGTTAGGATATCGTTAGTGATGAAGACTTTTTCCACTGCTCCAGCCTTCCACGCTCGCTGTTTCTTGCCCGTATTGAAGTAGGTATAACAAACCGTTTGAACGGCGCTCCTTGCTTGCAACTCTTCTATGCTGTCGAAATGGAATGCGACAATAAGCGTCTTATCCTGCATCACCGGGACAATGGAAAGATTTAAATTTACAAGTTCTTTAGCCAAGTGCGCAGGGAGATTTTTTGTCACCTCAGAAAAATCAATAACGCCAACATCAGCGGCAACCGTGTTAGCTGGCTGCTGCGACATTTCTAGGGAATTGGCTGTGCTGCTGGTATCTGCTTCTGTATTTCTTACTGGTTTAGCTGTTTTTTGGGTAGGGTAAAGATTGGCCCCCGCAGCGGCAGTGATCAGACATATAGCAAGGTAAAATAATGATGAATTTTTTCGGTTTGGCATAAAAACCCACTTCGGATTTATGAGGCCGATCCAGAACGCGATACCCGCTATCGCCGCAATGATGGTGATGATTGTTTCCATTTAGTACCCTCCTTAGTTGGATGGATATTATTGTTGATGGTTTTCAAAAACAAAACCACCAGATTCACAATGCATTTTTTTTATGCCGCATGGATAGTCTGAACTGCTGCGATCGTAGATAAACGCTGATACAATCCGGCAGATGCACTTGATGTACTTTTATAAGTGGTGGTCAATGTGTGGTCGTGATTTAAATATAAGTCAACAAAATCATCATGTTACGCACATTATAAAAGTACCATGAGTCCCTATTTTAAAGTTTGCAACCCGCGCCACAACTGCCTAATCACTTGCTGTACCGCCATTCCTAAACGTTTTAAATCCGATTAAATCCGGTGTAATCCGGGTAATTTGGGCAAAATGTGGATCACTTTCTTGCTGTGGATTGCCCGCTATTTTGCGTGGGATCCGTTCTCCAGCGGGTTTAGCCGCACGGCATCATTGAGATAATCCGGGGCAAAGTGGGCGTAAGCCATCGTCTGCACAATAGACGCATGACCCAATATTTTTTGCAGTGTCAGAATGTTGCCGCCGTTCATCATGAAATGGCTGGCGAATGTATGCCGCATGACGTGGGTTGCCTGTCCGTCTGGCAGGTCAGGAATTACGGATTTGAGAACGCGGCGCACATTTAAATAGTGGACGTCAGGAAAGAGGCGGTTGCCATCACCTGCCATAATTTCATCATGCAATGATTGAGATATCGGCACGGTTCTGTTTTGCCCATTCTTGGTATTTATGAACGTCACTTTATGCTTCATCACCGCAGAACGGCACAGGGTCGCTGCTTCATTCCAACGCGCTCCGGTAGCCAGGCATAAACGGGCTGTTTTTAAGTTATCACCTGTTAACGCACTTAAAAAAATCTGGATCTGGTCTTGTGTTAAAAATGTCATTTCAGATTGATTTTTACTTAGTAAATCAATCCCTTTCATAGGATTAACATCTTTATACTGGCCTGCTTTAATCAGCGTTGTGAAAACGCCACTAAGTAGCTTCTGATACTTATTAACGGTTGCTGGTTTGAGTCCGCGTTTAAGTTGTTCTGCTCTGTAATCCGAAAAAATCCCCTTCGTCATTTTCGCGCCGGGCGGGTTGCCAACGTCGCGGGCTATAGCCAAGAGATGTAACTTTGCCTGTGCGCCTGTTTTAAGCGACTGGCCTTTGTACTTCCACCAAAGTTCAATAAATTCGGTAAGAGTGCGGCGATCTGTGGGTTTCTCCAGCCAATCTTTATTGTTCTGCGTTGCGATCACCCAGCGTTCATACTGTTGCGCCTCTCCCTTAGTATCAAACCGCTTGCGTACGCGTTTACCGCTGCGCCCTTTAGGGCGAACGTCAACAAGGTATTGGCCGCTATCCAGTTTACTGATCGTCATTCGAAATAGTTCCGTTCATAGCAAATCCCGCCACTAGACCATTTATCCATAATTTTCAATGCGATCAGCCAACCTTTTGGTCGTTTTGGGGGGTAGATATGTCGTTTTGCCCATCAGGGGAGAGAGCCGGGGAGATTTGCCCCGCTGCTTCTGACGTCTTACCCGTCATTAACCAAAGAGTATATTTTTCAAATCGGGGGTGCTCCGTAACCTTAAGCAAGATTTCGCTGCCTACCCCGTCTCTTCTCCCTGTCTCGTATGCCTTCTGAGTGCTCTCAGCAATGCCAGTTAATTCAGCGAATTGGAACCGAGTTAGACCCTCTGATTCCCTCACGTCTCTAATCTTTTGCCCTAAACGCATTGACATGGTGACAAATGTCCCCTTAAACTCTGTATCAAGGGTTACATATGTATCCCTTGAGTCCGACAAAATCCGGTTAAATCCGGCTCGATCTATGAGGATAAACCAT